CAGTGGCAGAAGTCGCTGAAGGTGACCGACGAGAAGGTGCGCGAGGCCATCCAGAACGCCTGCCGCATCATCAAGCCCGTCGAGCGCTATTACTACAACGTCGTCGTCCGCGAGTACGTCAACCCGAAGACCAACAAGCTGGAGAAGAACGTCGGGCCGCTCATCTTCTCGTGCGGCAAGACGGTCCACGCCATGATAATGACGGCCATCGTGGGTGACGTGAAGGCCGGCAAGAAGCGCAAGGGCGATATTACCGACCCGAAGGAAGGCCGCGACTTCCGCCTGGTCAAGAAGACCGTGCGTGGGGCCGGTGGCTTCGAGTACCCCGGCTACGAGGGCAGTGAGTTCGAGGAGCCGTCGCCAGCCGGCACCCAGGAAGAACTGGAGAAGTGGCTGGAGAACCTGCACGACTTGACCACGCTTCGCAAGGTCAAGGACTTCGCCACCCTGGACCGCGCCCTCAAGGTCCACAACGGCGTGCTGGAACCGGACGACGAGGAGTTCGACACCAGCGTGTACGAGCGCGGCGGCGACCCCGACAGCGACGACGACGGCACCGGCGGCGCACCAGTGCCGGCGACCCGCAAGCCGCAAGGTCCGGGCGGCGGGGCAGAGAAGCCCATCGCCAAGCAGGAGAAGAAGGACTCGTCCAAGGCCAAGGCGGCTGAGGAGGAGATCATGGCGGACCCGGAGTTCATGGCCGAACTCGACGCCCTCGAAACCGAGAAATGATCTCAATGGTTCAGGCGGCACCCTTAGCCCCCGCGTTAAGGGTGCCGCCTGGATATATACCCCCATGTTAATCTCGACGGAACGAGAACTGGTTGCCCTGCGGAGCAGTTTGTGGCGGGGGCCGAATGCCTGGGGCATCCGGGACGGCTACCGCCTTTCCTTGGCCGAAGCAATAGCCAATACCGAATATGGCTGACCAGCAGTGCGGTTAGCGGAGTTCCGCTACGAGTTGACAGAGGGTGGTGTAATATGTGCCCTGCGGGATATTTGTGAGCATTTCCACGGGGTAACGGGGGAGAGCTACCGCAAGAACGGCCTCGGCCCCCAGGCGACAGCACAAGTATTCAACCTTCCCTAGCACTTACCCATTCCACACTCCAGTGCAAAGGAGAAAATATGGAGCAATCATGACCAAAAAGACCCGGAGTGACGACGATCTGTTTCAGGACTTGGCGGCGGCAACGGGCGGCGAAGTCCTCGGTGAAATTGACACCGTTGCTTATTTCGTGGACACCGGCAACCTGGCCCTCAACTATGCCTGCTCTGGTAAGTTTATCGGCGGCGGTCTGCCCGGTGGGCGTCTGACGGAAATCTACGGCCCCTCTGCCTCCAGCAAATCTCTCATCGGCACCAACGTCCTGTTCGGCTGCCAGCGCATCAACGGCGTGCCCATCATCCTCGACACCGAGAACGCAGTGAACAAGGACTTCGTGCAACGGGCGAGCCACTGCAACCTGGCCCAGATCGTCCGCTACACCCCGCAAACTCTGGAAACCACCTTCGCCAAAATATACAAGGCTGTGGAACACATCCGCAGCCACGCCAAGTACAAAGATTCACCAATTGTCATCGTGTTCGATTCGATCACGGTATGCCCGTCTGAGCGTGAACTGCGCGAGATTGATTTGCCGGAGAACTACACCGAGGCCGACTTCAAGCGGATTGTCAAGCAGCACGAGCAACCCGGCGAACGTGCCCGCATCTGCTCCCGCGAGTTCCGCAAGCTCAACACCGTCATGGAAAAGACGGGGGTGACGGTGGTTATCATGAACCAAATCCGCAAGAAGATTGGGGTCATGTACGGTCCCGACACCACCACCGGCGGGGGCGGCATGGCCCTTCCCTTCTACGCCAGTTGCCGCCTGGAAACGCGGACCACGAAGAAGATTGAGCGCAACCTGACCGCCAAGCGGAAGAAGGTGCTGGGCGTCCACGTCACCATCAAGAACGTGAAGAACCGGACGTATCGCCCCTTCGTCCAGGCCGACGATGTGCCCCTGTTTTTCGAGTCCGGTATCAACCCGGTGGGTGGCCTGCTGACCGCGTTATTGGACGCGGAGCGGATCGACGGCAAGGGCGGGAATTACTTCGTCAAGGAACCCTGGGCCGGAGGCCAGGAGGTCAAGTTCAAGTCCAGCATGGAGCGTAACGAGGTGCCGATGGAAGTGGTTCTGAAGTGCCCGGCGCTGATCGACGCCAAGGACGAGCGGCAGATCAAGGATTACTTGGAGCCGTTCACCGGAGCAATGACCTACCAGCCTGCCGGCGACGTGCAGGAGACGGATGTGGGTGAGGACGACGAGGCCACCGACCTGGAGATTGATGAACAGCTTTCGTGAGGCGACAAGCAAGCGGCCATAGACCTAGACGGACGTGTAACCCTTATGTCGATTGTCATGGCCGTTTCTTGCCCTTCATTGCACCCTGGGGGCGTGGCTCGTGGCCACGCCCCTTTTATTTTGCGAGCCGGTAGGTTCCGGCACCCACCTTGGTGAAGTGAAAACCCTTTTGCCTTAATTCCTTCTTGACCCTGGCGATGTGGTTGCAGAGCGTGGGCGTGCTAAGTTTGTGGCGCTTGTAGCGTTTCTTCAGTTCCTTCAAGGAGACGGCCTCGCCGTTAAGGAACCGGCCCAGGATGTACTGCTTGATGCGGGCGGCGGTGCGCAGGATTCTGGGCCTGCTGTTCTTGGGCAGGACCGGGATTTTGACCTCGACCAGTTCGTAGGTAGTCTTCTTGGTCGCGTAGTTGGCATCACAGATCGCCGGGGCCAGGGCTGCCAACTCCAATATATCAGCCTCCTGAACGCGCACGACTGATATTTCCGCCTTGAAGGTCTTCGAGAACTCGATCAGTTGCGGGAAGTTCTTCTCGTGCGTGAAGAACTTGCGCCTGTCTTTGGTCTTTATCATCAGGCATTGTAAGGGATTAGGCACTTCGTCGTCTCCTAAATAACCGTGCTTAATTCTACCCCTCCCTAAATATATTTCAACGGAAATATAATACCTGGGGAGGGAGTACATGGACTCACCGAAACTACTTTCATTTAGCGAGTGCTACCGCCGGTACGGGGTGGAGATCGAATTGAACGCCACGGACGGGCGCAGCCGACCGCCGGGAGAGAACCTGCCGGAAGGCATCTATTATATCGCTAACGTCGTCTGCCAGGCGCTCAAGGTGCCCGTCGAGGTCAACAAATGGCATCACACGCACCACAACCACATCTGGGTGGTAAAGCCGGATTCGAGTTGCGGCCTGGAGGTTTGCTCGCCGGTCAGCAAGGGGATGGTGGACCTGCGCAACATCTGTACGGCGGTGGACGCTCTGGGTGGCGACATCGAGATTTCGGCGGACCACCGTTGTTCCCTGCATGTTCACGTCGAGGTTGCCGATCTGACGCAGGAGGAGTTGGCTTCGGTGCTGGCGTATTGGGTGAAGTGTGAGCCGGTCTTCATGGACTCGGTGCCGGCCAGCCGCAAGCGCAACAGGTATTGCCAATTCCTCGGCGTTTCCGAGCTTTTCGAGCATGACAGCGAATATACCCCTCATCAACTGGTGAACCGGCTGAGTGGCTACAAGTATTATACAATCAACACCTACCATTATAATAAGGGCAAGCGGGCCACCATCGAGTTTCGCATCACCGAGAACGCCGTGTGCCGCGACTCGTTCCTGCTCAAGAATTGGGTGCGCCTGGTACTGCACTTTGTCGAGATGGCCCGCCAGCAGCCTTTTCCGACGAAGTTTCAGGAGGATAATCCCTGGTCGTCGTACCTGTGGCTCGACCCCAGGGACGTGTTCCACCTGCTGGGATTCTTGCCCGGCCAATATCACCTGTCCCCGGAGATGGAGGAAACTCGGACGTGGTTCCTGAACCGCCTCCTGGCCAACGCGACGAAAACGGGACTGCCGGGAGTGTGGACGGAGGAGGCCAGGGCGGTGGCTTTTCAGCAGGTGGTGGCTCTGGCACAGGAGCTAAAGACAGGGTATCATATTTAGGATCGGCGGGGATATATAAGTAGAGTTTTAGACCAGGAGGCGCTATGCTGTACAAAGAACCGCACCTGCACGAACACGTTGAACAAATGCGAGCGCTGGGCGACCAACTCATTCCCTGCAACTTCCCCAAGGCCCCGGCGGAATGGGAAGACGATATAAATATCCTCAAGGCCCGCGAGATCATCGTTGACGGCTACACCGTGGTCGTTCATTACAGCAAGGCCGATTACGACAACCACTACCTCGAAACCCTCCAGATTCTCGGTAAAAGTGGCCCGTTCTTGCCCTTCGTTTTAATTTGCAAGCTGGCCAAGGCATTCTTGGGCGACCAAGAACTTTCCCTGGTGGAAATCGTGCGGGATAGCCGGAAGATTTACTGCTGGACCTTGACGGTGGACGAGGACGGGCACCCGATCCCCTCGCCGTTCCAGCGCGAGGCGGAACCGTGTCAGTTCGAGGGCTTCCGCTACAGCTACATGAACCCCGATCAGGTTAATTTCCACTAAGCGCATATATACAGCGAAAGGAGGCGCTATGATTTCCATTTCCGCCGCAGTGATGGTGATTATTTACCTAATCGTCGCCGGCCTGGTCTTTGGTCTGCTGTGGTGGCTGGTGGGTTACGTCAACGTGCCGGAGCCGTTCAACAAATTCCTACGGGTTGTGTTAGCGGTCCTGGCGGTCCTCGTAATCATCGGGATTCTGCTAAGTCTCGTCACCGGCACGCCACTGTTCAAACCTTGACGACGATCTGAAGCAAGAAAGGCCCACGGGCAGTTACCCGTGGGCCTTATTCTTTTCGTAGGCTTCGTGTTCGGCCTGGGCGATGGCCCGACCGATCTCGGCACCCTTCAGGTGCAGGAAGTCTTCCGAACGGACCTGGGGCTGGTAGGCGACGAAGTAATGAAGTTCCTCCATGCCAGCCAGCCCGGCGAAGTCGTGGATGTCCTGTTCCATCTCGGCTTTCTTTGCCAGGTCGCCCGTCTGCTTCCAGATGTCTCGCTTCTGAAGGTACTGCACGATCCGGTGCGGGTCGAAGCGGTGAAGCTGGAGCAGGAACTCCACCCGGTCGAAAATATCGCTCGGATATTTTAACGCGGTCAGCTTCTTCTTGACCCGCTTCGCATCGTCATTGCCCTTCAGCAACCAGGCCAGGACCGCCTTCGGGTTGCGGATGTCCACCTGCTCGACATCGGACACGCTCATGCCGGGGAACACGGCCCCGAACAGGTGCAGGTCGCGGTAGTTGCGCAGGTAGCTGGCAGGGTTCAGACACTTGCTCAGGCCCGCCAGCAACTCGTTGACGATCCGCTCGCCGGAAATGCCGGGCAGGTGGCGGTACGCGGCCACGGCGTCCAGGGTGGCTTGATCCAGCCGGGGAACAATGTCTCCCTGGTTGAAGCGGCCATCGAACCGCAGCAGTCGCAGGATGCGTAGGCGGTCCTCGCGGATACGTTCCCTCGGATCGCCCACGAACCGCACCCGCTTGGCCTTGATGTCTTCAAAGCCCATCCCCCGGCCCTGGTCGTCCAGGTTGTAGTCCCTGATCTCCCGAAGGTTGGGGTAGTAGCACAGCGCGTTCATGGTGAAGTCGCGCCGGCTGGCGTCCTTGGCGGCGTCCGAGAACTTCACCCTGTCGGGGCGGCGTCCGTCCCCGGAGTCGGGGTCGTACCACTCCTCCCGGAAGGTGGCGATCTCGTATTCCCTGCCGTTCAGCACGGCGGAAATAACGCCGAAGCTCTCCCCCTTGGGAAAGACGTTGATGCCGTGGTCCGAAAGGATGGCTACGACCTCGGCGGGCTGGGCGTCGGTGGCCAGGTCCGTGTCCTTGGGCGCGAACGGGTGGCCGTGGTGGACGTGGAACAGGTACTCGCGCACCACCCCGCCCACCGCCAACAACTCCTTGCCCGCCTTGACGAACAGGTGGTTGAGCAGCGTAACTTCTTTTGGCATAGGCACTTCGGCCTTTAGAACCGCGTGGCGCATGGGCACCTCCCTTCGTGTTCTTATTGTATTGACACCTGAACCCGGCGTCCGTTCACGTTTTTCCTCGGAAAAATTCGCTCCGAGCATTTCGGCCAGGGCGGGTATATAACGCAGACAATTCGAGTCTCTTACCACAGAGGTTTCCAAAATGAAGACGAATAAAATCCAGGCGCTTCTCATCAACCACCTGAACCACCACGGTCATATTGAGTTGATTCTGCCGGACGGCGTGGTATTGGAAATTGGAGTGAACCAGGAAAATGAGAAGGGTGATATTATAATCACGGATGACTACTGCTGGGTGATCGCCTCCCGCAAGGACCGTTCGGCCATTTTGGATTCATATAATTTGGGGTTGAGGTTCGCCAGTGACAGCCGTACAATCTTGTTTGAGGACCGATATATCGACCAGAACGGGGACGAAGTGCGGAGGGTTGATGTTGTTTAACCCTGGCAAAATAAACTTCCGAGTGTCCTAAGATGACTCAGCGTGCCGGCAGGTGATAAATGCAACTCGCTCGTCCCAACAGCCACGTTGTCCTCGCTCGGCACGTTGAAATCCACCCACAGGATAAATCCGTCTGCCGCCAGTTGGAATCGGGATATGGTGACTTGCACGCCCTTCCTGCCGCCCACTTTCTGCTCCACGACGCTAAAGTTGCTGCGCATATTATTGCGCACACAGGCCAGCACGAACGCCATCAACTTGGCGGCATCTATAAAATTGGTCCAGTTGGCGACCAGCAATTCTTCCAGTTTGTCCGCTTTGAGAACAGAGGTCATAGAGGTAATCTAGTGAAATATGGGTGTGATCTACGCGATTTTGAATTTGAAAAACAATAAACGGTACATCGGGAGTACCGCCAACCACAAGAAGCGGGTCTATGGTTTCCACCGCCCGACTTTGCGGCACGGGCACCACTTTAGTCGCCACCTACCGTGTGGTGCGATATGTCCAGATGGGCATTTGGTCAATCCGTTGCCCACGAACCTTCTCCGTGCGTGGAGAACCGGGGCATCTGGGTGTAATGAGTGTTACCACTTATCAAAGGAACAGAGCGATGAAGAAAGTTGATACATTACTGCGGGAGTACACCAGCAAGCTATCCGACGACAACCTTCGCTTCTTGGATAGCCGCCTGGGGCAGAGGCTTTCGGGCGACCTTCCCGAAGCTCTGTCCTTCCTGGCACAGACCAACGACATGGACCGTTGGCTGTCCAGCGCCAAGGGTGCCATCGAGTTCTACGATATGGTAGACACGCTGGCCAAATATGTGGAACGGGAATACAAAAAACGCAACCCCCGCGACGAGGAGGACCGCCGTTGAAATTTGCACGGACGCAGCCGACGCATCAGGTGAGCATCTACATCGGCAGCAAGCGGGGCTATAAAGGTGCCCCGTTTGATAAAGCCGAACTGACCACCTACATATGGGACGTGCAGGACGAAGCCGGCCCGGAGGAGGCCAACCCGGTGCGCATTATCGAAACCACCTACCTCTGGGCAGGGCCGGGCGAAAAGTACCGCGAGGAGGGCTGGGAGATCACGGTCATCAACTACCCACGCCGGCCCAAACCCGCCCAGGTCATTAACCGTTTCGCCCTGAACCTGGCTGAAAGTCTATTGAAGCACTTCCAGCAGAATCGTATAAGTGTGGTGTTCCCCGACGAGATCGTGATGTTGGAGGCCGATGACCCGGAAGAACACAGTTAAAGGAGGACAAATGCCGCCCGTCACCAAGGCCCAGGACCAGCCGGTGCTGGTGGAGAGCAAGGCTTACCCCCACGCCCGATGGGGGTTCCAAACTTTCAACCCCGTCCAGTCGCGGGTGTACGAGTTTTATAATCACGACACCAACGGCCTGATCGCGGCAGCTACCTCCGCAGGCAAGACCGTCTGCGCCGAAATGTTCCTCGCCCATGAAATCCGGGTGCGAGGGGGCAAAGGGATGTTCCTCGGCCCCCTCAAGGCCCTCACCCAAGAAAAAATAGACGACTGGACCGACCCCGACAATCACTTCCACGACAAGAAGGTGGCGATTTGCACCGGCGACTACCGCCTCACCAATGAGCGCCGCAAGGAGTTCGAGCAGGCCGACCTCATCATCATGACTTCGGAAATGCTCAACCACCGCTCGCGCAACTTCAAAAGCGAGCAGAACCAGTGGATGCTCGACGTGGGCACCCTCGTGGTCGATGAGTCCCACCTGCTGACCGTTCCCCGTCGCGGCGACCACTTGGAAGTGGGACTGATGAAGTTCACGGACATCAACCCCAAGGCCCGCGTCGTCATGTTGTCGGCCACCATGCCCAACGTGGAGGAGATTGGCGAATGGGTCAGCTACGCCCTTACCAAGCGTGACACGTTCGTGTTGCGCAGCACTTACCGCCCCTGCCCGCTTTCAATCCACTATGAAAAGGTCTGGGACCAGGCGGGCAGCTACTTTGCCAACGAGGAAGAAAAGGTCGGCTACGCCCTGGACATCGTGGATTACTACCCCGACGACAAGTTCCTGATTTTTACGCATACCATCGACACCGGCTACATGATGACCAAGGCGCTTCAGGAGGCCGGAATCCTGGCCGAATTCCACTGCTCCCTGCTGGACAAACAGGAGCGGGTGTCCCTGGAACACCGCTTCCGCACCGATCCCGAATTGCGCTGCGTGGTAGCGACCAGTACGTTGGCCTGGGGCCTGAACTTGCCGGCCCGCCGCGTGATTATATTGGGCATCACTCGCGGCTTCGATATTGTTGAGTCCTACAACATCGCCCAGATGGTCGGACGGGCGGGACGCCCCGGCTTCGACCCGATGGGGGACGCTTATATTCTGCTGCCGGAACGCACCTTCGATATGCACAAGGAGCGGCTGAAGAAGCCGGAGCCGATCAAAAGCCACCTGCTCGATGAAAGTCCTGGCGGCAAATACAAGACCTTGGCATTTCATTTGGTGAGTGAAATTCATCACGGCGACGTGCAGGACGCGGACGACGTTCACCACTGGTTCGGGCGGTCCCTGGCCCACTTCCAGAAGGACACGCTGGCTGATGCAATGGTGGACAAGACGCTGGACGATCTGAAGAAGTGTTACGCCATCAAGGAGGAGGACGGTAAACTGAAGGCCACGGCGGTGGGCATGATCTCCAGCATGTTTTATATTTCGCCGTTTGACGTGAGCGACCTGCGCCGTAATTTCAAATATTTGTTCGAGGCCAACGAGCAGGGGGACGACATGGCGGTGGCCTGCGCCCTCGCCGCCATTGACAGTAACATGGTGGGCTTCGCCAACCGCCGCGAGAAGGAAGAAATGGCCCACTTCATGATCCAGTGGCGGCAGAAATATAGTGACCGCTACCCCGACCCGGTTATCAAGATGGCGTTTTGTTACCACGCCATGATGAACGGCCAGCATCACCACAAGGCGTGCGGGCCTACGATGCGCAACCTCCAGAGTGATTACGCCCGTCTGGGGCAGGTACTCCTCGCCCTGGACAGCATGACCGGGAAGTGGGGCCGGTTCAGTTGGTTCCGGGACTTGCACGCCCGCATCCAGCACGGGGTCAAGGCCCATCTGGTGCCCCTGGTGGGGCTGCCTGATATTGGCAAGGTTCGTGCCGCCAAACTGTACGAGGCGGGACTGAAGACGCTGGAGCAGATCGCGGAGCGGCCCGATTTGGTGAAGAAGGCGCTGGGGTGGAAGGACGCCAAGGTGCAGGAAGTGGTCGAGGCAGCCAAAGCCCAGCTACTTATTTCGTAAACGGCGCTGCAACTTGAGTTGTCGCGCCAGGGCGTTGTCGATGAGCGTCTGGCGGGGGATGAACAGTTTGCCGCCACGCTGAAAGGCAAAGGCGGCGGTCGGGTTCTTGATGCCGGTCTGCACGCAGGAACAACATTTCGGGTCTTGCGAGTACAGTTCGACGGTCAGCAGGTCGCCGTCCGCGACGTGGGCGGGGGTGACGCTGCCGTTAATGGTGACGTAGAAATCCTTGCAGGTGTCCTTGCCGGTGGAGGGGCTGATGGTGGCGTCGATGTCGCCGCTCCCGGCGGCGTAGAGCGTACCGTTGGCGTACTCGATACAGCACACGCCGTCCGTGGTCGTTGGGAAAATCTGCACTGTGATGGCCTGGCACGGGATCGAACACCCGCCGCTTGCTAACGAATATACCCACTCGCCGCTCGGTGACCTGATCGGCTCGGCCACCGCAAACTCCGGCATTACCGCGATGGGTGACACCTGGATTTGCGGGATGACCTGCGCCTGGATGGTCGAGCAGCCCTGCGGGTATTGTGGGGTAAGCGGTGAGCCGCAGTCGAAATAGAGCGTGATGTTCTTATAGCAATACTTCGGCGGGCAGCACTTGCAACCCCAGCACGGGCAGGTGCCATTAGTGCCCCGTACAAACGGGCCTTGGCATCCGATAGCCATTTCCTACGGCCCTCAATCCTTTTTTGATTGCTCGTCCCCGAAGAAGCCTGTTGGGTATTCGATCTTTACCACGCCGTCGCCGCTTGGCGGCTTGCCGGTTTTCGGGTCTTCAACCCACCAGCGCACTTGCTGGACCGGGATGCCCAGGGCGTCCATATGACAGTTATCGTCCGGGAAAACGGGCAGGTGATATTCCTTCCCGCCAATGAGGATTGCCACCTTGCACTGGCCCCGGTGCCTGTCGTAGAGAAGACAGTTCTTGCATTTCGGTTCTATGTCATTCATTCCTATTCCTCGCCATCAAGGCTTCGCTTATAATCGAGTGTCGAGTTAATAATCCTCGTTGGAGGACCATCCGTGAAATATGTTTCCATCGACATCGAGACGACCGGCCTCGATCCCAAGCACAACGACGTTCTCGAATTCGCGGCGGTTTACGACGACCTCCGGGAAAACGTGGACGTGGACAAACTTCCGACCTACCACGCCTACGTCTGCCGCGAGGACGACCTTTATCGCGGCTCGGCCTACGCCTTGGCCCTCAACCATAAAATACTCAGTATTTTAGCGGGGCGTGGCAAGCCGGGGTACGCGATTCACAATTACCAGACCGCCGACAGTCTGCTCTATTCCTTCTACAACTGGCTGGACAAGGTGAATTACCCTGACCCCACCAACTCGCACATGGTCGGGGACGATTTGTACTTGTGCGTCACGCCCGCCGGCAAGAACTTCGCCAGTTTCGACAAACGTTTTCTCGAAGAGCAGTGTGAGATGCCCAAGCAGTTGCGTTTCTCGCACCGCGTCTTCGACCCCGCCCCGTTATATTTCCGTCTCGGTGACGACAACATGCTGCCCGACAGCAAGGAGTGCATGAGGCGAGCGGACCTGGGCGGGGAAGTGGCCCACACCGCTCTGGAAGACGCCAAGATGGTGGTTCGCCTCATCCGCCACAAGCTCAAGGAGGGAGCCTGAGTGGTTGAGAATTTGGTAGGGGAAAAACTGCACGGGTGGGAAGTTCTTGCCTATTTGGGGCGTAGGCAGGGTCGTGCTTCTAATTTTCATTATTGGCAAGTTCGCTGCTTGGTCTGCGGACAGGTTCTACGAGTATGTTGGACCGCCAGATGTACCATGCTTTCAGTATAAATGGAGGAGATAAGATGTCACGGACGATTGGAATTGCAGGCCAGTTGATGAGCGGCAAGGACGTGCTGGCGGATTATTTGGTGAAGCGGCTCAACGAGCGTGAAAAGACCGCCTGGGTGCGCACGGCCTTCGCCAACGCTGTCAAGCAGGTCTACCAGGACGCTTTCGCCGTGGACCGTGAGTTTGTGGAAAAGTGGAAGCGCATCCCGGACCCGCCGCCCGGTATGAAGATGAATGTCCGCAAGGGGCTTCAGTTCATCGGGGATGGTTTCCGCCAGATGAAGGAAGACATATGGATCGAGATTGCCCTGCGTGGGGGCGAGTGCAAGGTGATCTCCGACAGTCGCTACATCAACGAGGCCAAGGCCATCACCGCCCAGGGCGGTTTTATGATCGTGTTGTGGCGTCCGGGGTTTGAGAACAACGACCCCAACCCTTCCGAGTCGCAGATATTGCCGGTGGTGCAGTGGTGCCTAAACACCCGCCAGGACGGCCCGTTGCACTGGACCTTTGACTACGAATTGCATCCGGCACCGGACGGCATCCAATCCTACGACTACTTCATGCGGAACGACGGCAGCATCGAAGACCTCTACGCCAAGGTGGACAAGGAACTCCTGCCATTCTTGGACGCGCGGTACGCCGAGAACTTTGGCCGGGCGCTCTGATATATAGAGCGTCTGACCGAAGGGGTTCTATGGATTACGTCACGTCACCGGAGCAACGTCACCGCGTTCTGAAAGGTTGGGGTTGGGAGGATTGGATTTGGAACTCCGACCTGTACTGCGGTAAACTTCTTTATTTCCACGACGGCAAACGCTGTAGTTGGCACTTTCACCGGCTCAAAGATGAAGTGCTATATTTACAGGCCGGTCAAGTCCTGGTAAGATTCAGTACGGGGGATGACATCTCCAAGGCCGAGGAAGTTATTTTGAAGCCTGGTGATGCTTTCCACGTCCCCGTGGGGTTGCGGCACCAGATGGTTGCCACGGGCGAGAGCGTAATTTTTGAGTTCAGCACCCACCACGAGGACAGCGACAGCATCAGGATTGTGCGAGGGGACTGACCATGATCGCGGCCCTCACATATTCACCGCCTGCTTGGGTACATATATGGGTGGAGAAACCCAAGCGCTTTGTCGATGGAATTGAAATACTTGACGAGCGAATTCTGGAAAAGCATGGAAGCTTCATGCGGGTCAAGCGGTGGCTCCGTGGGGCGCACCCGCACCTGGGGGTCATCAACCCCAAAGGGTGGACCGGGGTGGAGACGGTGGTGGAAGTGGATGTGATAAAGGCCCTCGATACCTTCGAGGTCCGTGAGGCACCCGTGGTTGAAATCAAGTACGAGCCTGAAGCCGTACCTGACGCCGCAGCTTGCCCAGCCCTACTTCTGTCATGACGATAAACTCCCAGCCACGGGTTTTGCAGTATTTGCCCGCCGCTTTCCACTTGGCCTCGTTGCGGGGGATGGTGGTCTGCTTGGCGGGCTTTATTTCCCACACTTCGATGCGCCCATCCGACCAGTAAACCCGCAGGTCAGGGAAGTAGTCGTGGAGGGTCGGTTTGCCGCCCTCCTCGAATAAATATTGGACGGCGAATGGTTCGGCCTCGAACTTCACGACTTCGGGGATGGCCTCCAGGCACTCGTAGACCTCGCACTCGAACCCCGAACGGTAGTGGATTTCCTTGCCGTTCATCTTGTTGGAGACGAAGTTGCCCTCGCGGAACTTGGGGCGTTTGGTGCCTTTGATCTTGCCACTTTTCTTGTCGTAATCCTTCCAGATCACCGCACGTTCTTGTTTGTCTTCGGGCAGCTTTTCCTTGGGGTGCTTGGCCTTGAAGTGCATTTTGAGGTCGCGCACCGGGGCCTGGCACCGTGCCAACGGGCACACCACAAACTCCCGGCCTTCCTCGTGGTTCTCGTGGATGTGCTTCTTGAATTCGGCAAACTCGGTGTACTGCTTTCCGCAGATGAAGCACTGATATTTCCTGACCCGCTCGTTGGTGAATTCGTAGTTGTAGGGCATTATTCCTCATCCGTAATCTTGATAAGCCCGTCGTCGTCCCCTTGCAGGTCGCCGGTCTTCTTCGTGACCGCCGGTTCCTTTTTACCAACCTTCATCAGTTCTTTCTCACAGTCATCGCGGTCGATCACCTGGATGTCGGGCAGGTCTTTGTGTCCGAAGATGGACTGGCTGGCCTTGCCGGAGAGAGCGTCGAGCAGGTTGAGGGCCATGAAACTGGCGTCGTCCTGAAAACCACTGGCGTCGTCGTCCTCTGGATTTTTCAGGCGGGCGAAAGTGACGCGGCTTTCTTCCGGTGCCCCAAACACTCCGTCGCCTTTTTTGAAGAACAGGATCAGGTTTTGCCCGTCTAGCAGGCCGCGAACCTTGCCCTCGTCCTCTAGGTAGTCGTCCCACCTGTCTAGCAGCACCCGAAAACTAGAAAAAGCCGGCGATACTCTCACGGTCGATCTCCATATATAAATCGGTCAATGATATATAGGACAACATGGTGCCATTTAGTTTTCGCAAATATGTGCTGATGCGTGAGGACCACCAGGACCGCTTCGCGGGCGTGGCCGATAAGGCGGTGGAACTGGCCCGCTCCATTCGTGACCCTGAGAGTGATAATTACATCCCCGACGACAGCGCGCGGGAACTGGTGACGTATTGTCTGGAGGAAGTCCAGCGATTTCTCAACCGGGAGATGAAGACGGGTGACCCGGACGAGGGCTTGCTCAAAATCAAGGAATTCCGCCGCAAGGTCTTCGATGAGATCAACAAGGCCGACGAGGAGGCGCACCATTCAATGGACCTGGGGCAGATCGAGGACATGATTGACAAGTTAATTGCTGATGCTGTAAAGGTGGTAACGGGATGAAATCCTTATCGTTTCAATGGTTTTATATCGAGCAGGAAATCGACCGGGCACGTCACGACCCGGACTCGGTGTGGAATTACTTGCTGCAATTGCACGAAGATAAGCAGTCGGTCCAAGTCCCCGCTATATCGCCCGAATCGGAATACGATCAAATCAAACAGAGCGTGAAGCAGATCGTCATGGACAAGGTGGGTGATGTGGCGTTAGACACGACCCCAGGGCTGCTTGGAAATGTGTTGAGTTACGTTTTTTCCAAGGGCGGGGCGTTCCTGCGGAGGTTGTTCATTCGCCGGCCCCCGAAGCCAACGGCAGACGCCTCGCCAGCACAGTTGAAGGATTACGAATTAGCCACTCGGAGGCGGGACGAAAAAGGGGAGCGGTTTGGTGTGGCCACCAAGTTCCTGGGCGGTGTTGCCGTGGCGGCATTATATTACGCCCTGATGATTGGGATGCCCTACATGAAGGGGCGGGAGAGCCGAGAGGGCGAGGTCCAGCAGCTTCAGCAACAAGTCCAGCAATTGCGGCAGCAGGTGGCCGCGTTACCGCCGGACCAGAAGCAAGCGGGTATGCAGATCGCGCAGGAGCTACAAGGTGGCCCGGAAAAAGGTCAGCAGGGGAAGGCGCTCGACCGGGACAACCGGCAGTTCATGCTTCTGATGGCCAACAAAACGTATGAGACGTACCGAAAGCAATATGCCGGCAGCCCGGTGACCATGAAGGACGTGTACCGAGAGTTGGAGTTCGTGTACGGCAGGGCGCGGGCAGGGGACCAGGCGGCAAGGTTCTGGTACGACACTGACCCCGACAGACTGGCTGAGTTACTGGCCCAGCGTGTATTTCAGCGAAACCGTCGAGGAGGTTAAGGTCGATGTCAGGGAATACTCTAGGCAGCTTCCGAAAGTTCCTTGAAGACCTGGAGCGAAAGGCCCCGGAGGACAAGGACAAGGACGAAGATAGCGACAAGCAGCCGATGGACATATTCGGCGGCGAGGAGGAAGAACTGGACATTCCCCCGGACATTCTGGCCAAAATCTACCAGACCGAGCCGCAGGTCGGCTCGCATATTTCCTTTGACGACTTGGATTGGAAGCTGATGCCCTTCAAGATCAAGCACATGGGCGTTCACGGGGCGGACATCGAGACGTTTGGTGATGAGGTTCACGCCAGGGCATTCAAGCATGGTGCCCATCAGAAGAAGCACGGCAGGCACAAGGGCCGCATCAGCCGCAAAGACCTGGCGGATTTGGTCGGCCAGGGTTGGCAGGCAGTCACCGCCCAGGCGGCTGCTGGCGGTGCCCCTGGCGGCGCACCGGCAATGGGCGGACCACCAATGTGAGCAATATGAAACTTCAGTTCAGAGAATGGCTCAAGCTGCAAGAAGCCGGCACCGGGACCAACGCCATCGCCGTCTTCGCACGCCCGGTCATGCCCGTCGTTCGTCGCGGCCCTGCCAACGGGCAGTTCGGCTGCAAGTACGACAAACACGGTAATTGTGGTTTGGCGGGCGACGTGCAACCGATGGCCTTCAGCAGTTGGAAGTGACCCTACTATAATAGGGGTATGAAGAATTATTGGCTCAATCGCAGACAGTCCCGCTTGGTGACAAATCTTCAACTCAAACGAAATTCCTTGCAACACGAAATCGCTCGACTTCGGTTGCTCCTAGCCAGTGAAATAATCCGCTTTATGACCGATTGCCACCGCCAGTTAGACTGGCAAAAGGTGGTTGCCGACATGATCCGGTCCAGGCTTGCCCTGGAATTTGATAAGCACCGCGAGTATTATTCATTTATCAGGATGACGAACCTGCGTCGTCTGACACTTTATTTCCTCAAGCGGTTCGGTTTGCAAGAAGGAGCGTGATGGATGCGCATACTGAAGGCTCCCAAGGTGTATCTGATCGCCCGCCCCCAGATTGTGAAGGAAGGGCTGGCCCAATTCCTCGAAGACCAGAAACTCGATTGGCCTACACCAACGGACGGGGTGACGGCGGCGGAACAACTGGTGGAGGCGGCAGGCCGGTGCTGTTATATGTCCTTCGGAAAGAAGGCGGGTAGCAAAACCAACTGGCGTTATATTCAAAACCTCCTGGGCCGCAACCCGGACGGATCGTGGAAGCCCGGCCCCGCCCACGGGTCGGTCACGGAGCATCCATGCTGGAGCTTCCTGGTCGTCGGGGCCGGGCGGGGCTTCTGTTATGATTCCGAAACTGAGGTCTTGACCGAGGAGGGCTGGAAGCGCTGGCCGGATATAACGGGGCAGGAGTCTTTCGCAACTCTCAACTTGGCGACGGATGAACTCGAATATCAGCGTGCCACTGCGATTACGCAGGAGCGTTGGGACGGGCCGATGTACCAATTGAAGTCTAAAATGGTGGACCTCCTAGTAACGCCAAACCATCGGATGCTGCATTTTCCCTACGACGTTCGCAAAAATAAAGCTTGGCGGATCGGTCCAGCCGTGGACATATTGGGCAAGCGAGTGAAATATAAACGGAATGCCCAATGGATTGGTTCGGACCCAGAACATTTTGAAATTCCATCGGTTGTAAGCACCCAATCCGTTAGCAATAAGTACGGTGCTAACTACTCCGAACGTAAACACTTATGCCCTGGGTGCAGTTTGCCCGCAAAGGCTTTTGCTACGTTCTTGGGCTATTGGTTGGCAGAGGGGCATCTCGACCATTGTGAGGGCGGCGGGTATTTTTTGGTTTTGAGTCAAAACGACGACAGCCCGCACTTGCCGGCCATGCGGGCGTGCATCGAGGCAATGGGATTGACCTATAGCATTGGACGGACAGGGCGATCCAATTGCTTGCGCCTTCGGGTAAACGGGGGACGGGCGTTTTACGAGTATCTTAAACCCTACAGCACTGCTTTGGGCAAACGAGTTCCCCCCGAATGCAAAAAATGGTCGCCCTCGCTCCTGCGTTGTATTATCGAAGCTCATCTCGCTGGTGACGGATCGTTCCCGATTCGCAGCATGGGGGAGGCAAACACCGTCAGTAAGGCACTTGCCGATGATCTTCAGGAATTGGCTTTGAAATGTGGTATATCCGCCACCATTCGTACAGTGAATCGGCGTTCCGAAATACGTTATTGGCGGGGTGCCCGAATGAAGAACAATCACGTTGGTTATGTCGTTTCCTATTGTGCGAAGCGGAACACCCCGTTGGTCAACCATAATGGCAAACGGCATGATTCCTTGGTAGATTACAACGGCATGGTATATTGTGTTAGTGTGCCAAATGGACTGCTGTATGTTCGCCGTAATGGGCGTCCGGTTTGGTCCGGGAATTCCCATGAACAGGTTCGACATCGTACTGGTTGGGCTTATTCCCAGCTAAGTACCCGTTACTGCGACTTCGAGCGCGAAGAAGAGGAAGGCACCTGGGAACCGGGTTTCTGTATCCCGACCCTGGCGTTGCTGAGTCCTGATACCGCCGCCACCTTCGCCGCCCGTTTACAACACAGCCAGCAGTTCTACGTCGAAGTCCTCCACCAGATCGAGGAGGACTTGCGGGCCAATTCCGCCTTCATGGAAAGTCTCCAGAAATATGATGAAAAGGAACGTTCCCGCATGATGCGCAAGGCCGCTCGCGGTGCGGCCCGTGACCTGCTGCCCATCGCCACCGAGGCGATCATGGTGATGAGCGCGAATGCGCGGGCGTTGTGGAACTGCATTGTCTTGCGGGCCAACGAACACGCCGAGGCCGTGATCCGCGAAGTGTATGTCCAAATCGCCAAGATCATGGAAAAGGAAATGCCGGCCCTGTTCAACGGATTGAAGTACGAAACGTGTTGGGATGGCACCGAGGCGGTGGTTATGCCCCGCGATAAACTATGAAAGACTGCGACGAACGAAGACCGGACGGTTGTGTGGGCTGTATCTTGTTGATACTTGCCATCGCCGTTCTGATATTTCTGTTCAAGTTGGCACTGTGGGTTCTGTGGGAAGTTTGGAAGTGGAACCCCTTCCAGTGAGAGGTATGTAGTTCTAGTCATGAGGAGACTGTTTTGTAGCTTATTTATTCTCCTGGCCTTGGCCGGACTCGCTCCCGGCCAAGTCGAGATAGCCAAGAAAGACCGGGTGGAGAACATCGACCCCGGTTATTGTGCGTGGTGTGCCATCGAAACGCTGGGGCGGCATCACGGGGTTGACAAGTTGGTTGGACTGGTCCAGAGCCGAACCAAAGATAGCGACCAGTACGTTCAGGACCAGTGGGGTCGTTGGGTATTGTACAAGAAGAACGCCGGTTACGATTGGACGATCCGCGACAAGTTGAACAAGATGGGCGTTAAGTACAAGATGTCCAACACCGGCAGTTACGATACCGAAATGGTCCGTTACGCCATGAAAAACAAGCTCGGCTGTGCCTGTGCGGTGCGGGCTGGGGCCTTGGGGAAAGGCAGTTCTGCCCATGCGGTTACGGTCATTTCTTACGGCGACAAAAAGGTGGAATATATCGACCCGAACGACAAGTCTATCTATAGTTGTACCCGGAAGTGGTGGGATTATTGGTGGGATGGGTGGGTATTAGTGGTTCTTCCTGATGAAAGGACCGAGCGGGCGGTGGCAAAGGCTGAATCCGTGGAGAAGAAAGCCGCCGCTACAACGGAGGCCAAGGTGTCGCAGGCCCCGGTATCGCCCCAGCCGCCTTCGGTTTCCCCTACCCCGCCTGCACAACCGAGTGTGCCCCTGGACAAGAAGGAAAAGGTGCCTATAATTCAGTGGAAGTATGTGGAGAACAAATAATGATAAAGGGTCTTTGCTTAGCGTTGTCCATTATCGGCGTGGCCGGTGTGGGTTATCTGGTCTATGACCACGCCACCCAGAAGAAGAATACCCCCAGCGCTACCATCCCGGCGACCTTCCAGACGGAGGACGAGGCGTTTGCCACGGATTTGATGGGGCGTGCGGTTACGCTGCCGGCGGGCCAGTTGTGGGGCTTTAATTCCGACCAGAACGTGACCGCGAAGCCCGTGAGCAAGAAGGCCGTGGAAGACAACGTGGTGATCGTGGTGGATGTTAAGGCAACCGCCAAGATCGACCACAACCCGCCCCCAGGCCCTAATGACAAGGAGAAGGCAAAGCCCGCCCCGCCTGGCACCCCCAAGCAGGTCACCTTGTCCGGTCTAATGAAAATGTACTACGAAAGGGTGAACGGCCAGTGGTATTTGATCCAACTGGACGGGGTGTCATTGAAAGTCAGTGCTGAGTAGAAGTCCTCCTAGAAACAGAAACGCCACAGAGTCTCGTATGGACACTGTGGCGTTTCTGTATTTAGGCGATCACATTAACGGCGTCCGAGGATGCCGAGGCGTCGTCCGCCGCCGACATTTTCATTGAACCGGATGTTAACGCTTTCGTTTACCCGGTTGCCGCCGAAACGTCCCCCCCGTTCAGCAAAACGGGCATTCAATGAAAAGTTTTCGTTGAAGCGGTTGCCACCGAAGAAACGGTTGCCGCCAGCAAAACGGGCATTCAATGCAAAGTTTTCGTTGAAGCGGTTGCCACCGAAGAAACGTCCCCGCTCAGCAAAACGGGCATTGAAGGCGAATTGGTTAAAACCCCGATTGAAGCCGCCGTAGTTGAAACCCCGATTGAAGCCGTAGCCGCCGTAGCCGGAGTTGAAATACGAAGGCACGGAGTACGAGCTAAAGGAATACGGCGAAAAGCTGTAGGCCGGTGGCGATGCGTAGCTGTAGGCGGGTGCCGATGCGTAGCTGTAGCTGTAGGTCGGTGGCGCAGCGTAGCTGTACGTCGGTGGGTAGCTGTAGCTGGGTTGAGAGTAGGCGTAGCTGTATGACGGTGCGTAGTTCTCAGCATAGCTGTACTGTGGCTGTGCGTAATACTGCGGTGCTGCATACGTTGGGGCCGCATACTGTTGCGGTGCATAATATTGAGGCGGCGGTGCGTATGCCGGGGCCGCGTATTGCTGCGGTGGGGCCGCGTATTGTGGTGGAGCCGCGTATTGTGGTGGAGCCGCGTATTGCACGCAGACCGGAGCCGCATATTGCTGAATCGGAGCCGCATATTGCTGAATCGGGGCCGCATATTGCTGAATCGGGGCTGCGTACTGAATCGGGGCCGCATACGACGCCTGGGCCACAGGGAACGCAAACGACGTGGTGACCGGGTATGAGAAAGCATACGAGGGTGCGAACGAGTACGATGCGGAGAATGGGTAACCATAGCCGAAACCCAAACCGTAGTTGCTGAAAGCAAACCGATTGAATCCATAGCCTCCGAAACCATACCCCCCGAAGCCGCGATTGAAGCTAAAGCTGCTGCGGAATCCGCCACCGTAGCCGTGGGCTTGCGCGGTCGGTGTCGCCACAAACATGGCGACGAACAGAGCAACTGCCGTTGCTATGCCCAAAAAGAACTTCTTCATGTAACCTCCTAGCTAGGTATTAGAGTAGGAATGCGCTATTTCCCGTTATGTATATACGCCCTTCGGAGGATTTTTTCAGATTATTGGCCGGCGAGCCAGGCCATGATTTGACCGTATTCTTCCGGGCTGGGGCGGAACTGCGAAGTGCGAGGAGGCATCCTGCCCGCCTGAAGCTCCCGTTCCATGCTGCGGAACGGGGCGTCAGGGTTCAGGATGCCGGGCTGAATAAATATCACGGTATCGCCACGGGCACCGCCTCCCGTGTGACAATATGCGCAGTTCCGGCTAAGTGCTGCGATGGCCGGAACTGCTAAAGGGCTGTTGGCCGATGGTCTGCTGCTCTGAGGAGCGGCGTTGGTGGGCGGAAAACCCTGGGGTTGTTGTGTTTGTGGCGGGGTAACTGTTGGATAACCGCCGGGGCCGGAACCGGGGCTGCCGGAGGACGGGGCGGCAGGGGCAGCCCCCACCGGCGGCGAAGTGCCACTCACCGGCGGTGGTCCGCTATCCGAACTTGGCCCTCCTTGCGACTGGCGCTGCATCTCTGCAAGCACCTGTGCCGCCAGTTGTTTTATTTGTTCTTGCGTGAAGTTGCAATTCACCGACGTGGCTTGCACCGGCTGTTGACCACCGGCCATCGGGTAACCCGGCTGCGGCGGTTGCCCTGGCGGGGCGTACCCAGGCATCGGCTGCTGAGGCGGTGCGGGATTATATGGAGAGGCGTAGGGGCTGCTAAACGAGGGCGATGCCCCTGCATAGCCGCCACTGGCGTATCCTGGGCCGCTCGGCGGCGGATATGCGTATTGCGCCCCCACCTGCCCCGGTGCCGCAGGGGCATAGCCCGGCTGGGGCGGCGCGGCAGCCGCCGGCGCATACGCGGGCGGTGGCTGCATGAAAGCCTGAGTGCAGGGTGGCGCACCTTGCACTGCCGGGGCAGCAAACTGGACCGGCGGGGCAGCAAACTGGACCGGCGGGGCAGCAAACTGGACCGGCGGGGCGTACTGGTAGGTAAAAGCAGGTACGACAATTGGGACTGCGACCGGGACTTCGACCGGGGTAATGACCTCCTTGACCACTACCTCCTTTTTCACATACGGCACTACAGGCGTGTAATTCTGCGTGGTGTAGACCGGGCCGTAGGAGCGTCGATAACATTGCCCAAAGGCCGGGGCCGCGCAGACCGTCAGAATGAGAAGACAACCTAGAAACTTACCTTTCATCCGTATCCTTTCGCGTGCGGATGGAAGCCGCAGGCGCAGTATTAGAGTTTCATTGTTTTATTTCTCAACCTCCATGCCTCATTTTTTCGGCGTATATACCGGCACAGCAGTAGGTAACTGCGGCTGTGCTTGTGGCTGCACGGATGTCGCCCTGGTGGCCTGGATGAGCAACATGAACGAACCGTAGGATTGCTCGAAGTGGTCGCGCCGCACCGGGCGGATCGGCATTTTGATGAGGCCCAGGATCACCGGGTCGTTGGACAGGCGGACATACTTTTCCAACTCTGCTTGCGTGCAGCAGCATTCTCGGCAGATTACCTCCTTGGTCAAGTTCCATTCCTGGTAGGCATCCCAAATGATGGCGAACTGTTTGCCGTTCGCATTCGGATCGAGTCCGTTGACAAAACCCACCGCGTCAGCGAAAAGTTGCTGGTCTTTGACGATTTGTTTGTCTAAATCGGACCCGAAAAGGTCCACGACCTGATACGCCTGCTCCTCATCTGTTATCAACAGCCTGACGCTTTCCAGGTTGGTCAACTTGCGGTTGAGTTGACGGATGTTGTCCTCAATCGGTTTGATGCCTTCAGAATGGCAAATCATGCAGCTTCTACCCGTCCGCACGATGCGATCCACGGAGGTATTGTCGATGGCCACGTCCGGGTTGGCGAAATCAAGCCGGTTCCCTTTGCCGTCCGACACGAAATACGCCTGGAGGCCGTTAGGCAGGGTGCCGATGATCTCGGAGGCATCAAATTTCTCGTGGAGGAAGTTGATGAGGAAGTTTTTGTCGTTGGTGCTGGTGAGAACGTCGTGGCTTGCCCAATAATACCCGTTGGTAAACGTCGGTGAACGGGTGAGCGTGCGGTTATTGCGGGCCACCATCGACTGGACGACCACCGCCTTGAACTGCGACCGAGCCTTTTTCGCCAGTTCTTCGTTGGCGAAGACCAGATTCTCGAAGTCCTTCTCCTTGTTCCCCAGACCAAGGAAGTTATAATAGGCCGGCGGCACGCTGGCGTTGACGATAAACCAATCCGCCCGTAATATCGGCACTTCGGAGTAGGTCAGCTTAATTAGCTGGGCGAGGGCGGTGGGGTCCAGCCACGGTGCTTGGGAGAACAGGGCACCCCCGGCGACGACTTCCTGAACCGGCACCTCCTCCTCGACCTCAATTGTCTCTGTGACCTTTCTTGTCTCGAAGATGGGCCGGCGGTACGAGTCGTAAAAACCCGTGAAGACTTGTTTGGTCCTCTCGACTTTCTTCTGGACCTTCTTCTTTTCGGTCTTTGTGACCGTTTTCTCACCCGGTTTCGTGTATTTGATGCCGTACTTGTCCATGTACTGCATGTTCACTTCGCTCAGGAGGACGTGGAAGTAGGGGTCGGGGAAGGGTTTTTGGCCACTCCCCTCCTTACCGAGTTTGTCCCACTGCTTGGGGTCGATGTCGTAATCCTTGAGGTTGAGTCGGATTACCGTGCTGTCGCTGCCGCCGACGAAGACTGGAATGTATATTTGCCGGCGTCTGCTGAGCGAATTGATGACGAAGGAAACCGTCTCACCGACTTTCTGGCGGTGGACCTTCGGGACGTTGTAGAGGGACAAGTAACGAATATAAGGTTGAATGGACGGGTCGATGCCGGCGAGGTCAGCGAGCGCGTACTTTACGGAACTGTCGGGGGTGAAAAGAACCTCCGCTTGCTGCGGTTGCGGGTACTGCCCTTTCGCGTCCTGGCCCGGCAACAAACACAGGGTCACCGCCGCCACTATGGACGCGCATAGAGCGTACAAAAAGACCTTCATTACATTGATCCCTCAACTTTCCTCCATAATTATATTTCGCTCCCTCAAGCCGAGCCAATCCTCGCTCATCGGAGGCTCAACGACCTCCAGCCTTCCTCAAAATACCCATCACTTCGGCCTCGGAAGCCGGAATCGGGGTGGCTGAGACGACGGCACCCTGGTCGGTTTGCACGATCATGGCGTTATTGCCGCCGACCTGTTGCATGACCTTATCCAGCCCGCGCTGAGCAACCACCGGCGAACTTTTGTCATATATTCGGAAGAAATGCCCCGCGTCGGTGACGGATTTCCGCAAATTTGGATTATTTAACAGTTGGGCTACTTGGGGCGTGGTGTTGTTCAAATCCAGCACAAAAGTAACATGGAACGGACCCTTGGCAGCAGGTCCGGGTGGGTTTGGACCCGGTGGAGCCGGTCCAGGTGGGGCCGAGGCCGAGGAAATTTGGATATTGGTTGACACGAAGTCCGTCATTTTTCCGCCCACGTTGCCGATGGCAAACACCGTGATAACGCCCCCGGTACACGGGATCGAAACGATCACCGTGTTGCCGTTGGTGATATATTTCACCTTAACGCTGCTGATGACCAGGAACTTGACATCTCCTTTGCACTCGGCCTGGATGGAAACGAATCCCTCATCGCTCCTCACCGTTGCGTCAGGCGGCAGGCTGATACCGTCTGCTTTGTTGGCTGTGTTAGCCTTCGGTGCCTGGGCCGCAGGCGGTCCTTTGGGACTATCACCCTTTTCATCCAACTCCGGTTGTGCCCAGGCGGGAACAGCGAGCAACGAAAGCGCCAGAAGGGCGCTGAAGAATTTGTGCATGAAACCTCCTACTGAGTGCCGCCATAATATAGTCTGGCAATTATTTTTCAATGCGCTGCCGCACAAAAACTATTAACCGGCCTTGATCCCGCCCCGTTTTGCGGTAAACTTTGATGGAGGAGGCCATTATGCGAATTGTTCTAAAGCTTTTGTTCTTCATGTTGTTGGCTGTCGGACTATTCGGCATCGAATATTGGCTTCTGCACGTTTACCAGCCCGTACATTTATCGCTGATGCCGGTTGTTGATCCCCTGCACGCACACCTGGCCTACGCGGGTGCGGTATTGTTTTTGGGGCTGGTGCTTTTTTGGTCCGAATTGGAATATTTCCGATTGCGTCGATGAAATCTGCCGACCTTGCTCTTATAAAGAGCCGGGCGGAAGGAATGGCCGGCGGGATGTCGTCTACATCCCTACCCAGGAGGGGATTTGTTGGTTCTCCTTGTCGCAAGGCGATCCAGGCTTTCGGGCCTGGATCGCCTTATTTTTTCCCCGGCGGGAATAAATACGTCAGGAGGACCACATGAAGAACTACTGGCTGGAGCAAGAACGGCAACCCGACACGCTCCGCGAGTCCATAAACCTGGCGGACGACCATGCTACGCGGTACGCCCGCTATCTCAAGGGGTACGTTAACGGCGTCTATACCCTGCCGGCGTACCGGGAAGGTTACTACTGCACCCTTGCCAACGTCACCCCATTGGGAAACGGTTTGTCCCAAGTACAAATAACCTGGGAGCGTAAAACCCCCAAGCGGCTTGACTAATGGCACCCAGGCCCCTCTAATATCACAAAGGGGCCAATATGGGTTTGATTAGCGATTTCCTAGCTCGTGACGACGGCACTACGCTGCGGGTCGGAGTGTTCGGGGACTGCATGGTTGACGAATATTACTACACAGAAGTTAATCGAATAAGTCCCGAATTCCCGATCCCGGTGATGCGTTCATCGCGGGAGGACATGCGCTACGCCCTGCCCGGCGGTGCCGCCAACGTCGCCTACCAGTTCCGCCATTTTAACGTCAACGCCTATCTCGTGGCGATGGTTAATGATTACGCGAAGCAGGTTTACGACCTTGCGGGTGTGAACACAACGTTATGTCGCCATTGCGAACATCAGGTGCCCGTCAAGAAGCGGTTTTACCATACCGACTTCCCTCTGTCCCGTTGGGACATCGAAGGACCGAGCGAGTTCCATAGTGAGCCGGTTTACGAAGGCATTCTGGATACCCTTCTGGGGATGGACGTGTTCGTATTCTCGGATTACAACAAAGGTTTCTTCGATGACGTTACCCACTACGATCATGCCTTCCGGCCCCTTATCACCCAGACCTCAATTCCCACCATCGTGGACCCCAAGGCCGAGGACATCGAAAAGTGGAAAGGCTGTACCGTTTTCAAACCGAATGCGCTGGAGGCCAAGCGGTTAAGCAAGGGGCGGGCCGACTGGTGCAGTCAGGCCCGATATTTTCAAAAGAAGTTGGGCTGCAAGGCGGTTGTTATAACGATGGGTGGCGAGGGAGTCAACTGCCTCGTGGAAGGGCATATTTTCAAATACACGCCGAGGCGGACTGCCAGTAACGTCAACAGCGTCGTCGGGGCCGGCGATTGCTTTATTGCTTTTCTGGCGATGGCCCTGGGACGGGGTACGAGCGTGCAGGAAGCCGTCGAAATTGCCTACGAGGCCGGGGCGATATATGTCCAGAATAAACACAACGAACCCGTCACCCGTCATCTCCTTCTTGCCCAGGAAGACCCCATCGCCGCCAAGTTCCGCTCCCCCAAAGACCTGGCCACGCGGGATTACAAGTTAGCCTTCACCAACGGCTGCTTCGACCTCCTCCACCCCGGTCATCTCGCCACCCTTCAGTTCGCCAAGGACAAGGCCGACAAGTTGGTGGTGGCAGTAAATGGTGACCAGAGTGTGGCCCGGCTTAAAGGACCGAGCAGGCCGGTAAACGGTCTGGCGAACCGCATGAGGTTGCTTGCGGCCCTCCAGATGGTGGATTTCGTGGTGTCCTTTGACGAGGACACCCCCGCCCGTCTGATCGACGCCATTCGCCCCGATGTGTTGGTAAAGGGTGGTGACTATCGCCCGGAACAAATCGTCGGCTACGAGACGGTCGCGGAGGTCTTCGCGGCACCGATGGTCGAAGGTATGTCCACGTCCATTTTGATCGAACGCATGAGAAAGTAATATGTGCTTTTCCGCCGAGGCCAGTTTTGCTGTAAGCGCTGCCCTTCTACCCTGCGGGGTGTATTGCGTGCGGGTTGCCTTGCGGAAAAACCCGGACTACTTGCCTCTGGCGGCGGTTCCCTTGTTTTTTAGCATCCAGCAGTTCTTTGAAGGGCTTGTCTGGCTGGGGCACCCGGCTGCCCAGGGGTTCCTATTTTTCGCTATCGCATTCTGGCCGATTTGGATTCCTTGGAGCCTGTTCTGCATCACCAGACGATTGGAGCCGTTGTTTTTCGTCGGCATGGGTCTGTGTTGGCTGACCTTATATTTGCTTATCGCTTTCCAGCCGGTTGAGGTAACGGTGGTGAATCACTCCCTCCATTATGATGTGGCGTTGGCCGATGATCCCTTCATGAGACTGTTGTATCTTCTGAACGTGGTGGCACCGTTGTACTTCTCGCACGACCGCTTCCTGTGGGTGATGGGGGCGGTGGCGATCATCACCGGCGTCCTGACACATATATTGCTTTCGTATGCCTTCGTGTCCTTGTGGTGTTTCTTCGCGGCGCTGATTTCCTTGGCCCTGTGCTATCGGTTCTATAAAATGAAAAACCCCGCCGGTTAGGCGGGGTTTTTCATTACTTCTTGCAGGTACAGTCGGGACTACAGGGTGTGTCGGCGGTGGCACACTTGCATTTACCCTTCTGGCCTTCGCAGGTGCAGCCAGGATTGCAGCCGCATTTGGCCTGTCCGGCAACCTTGGTGGTCTTTTTGTTGCAGGTACAGCCGTCCGAGCATTTGTCATCCGGGGTGCAGCTACAGTCCGCGCCGCAGGTGCAGTCGGGGTTACAGTTGCAGTCCTTCGTGACGGTCACCCACTTGGGGTGCAACCAGGGACACTTCTCCACACTCCAGACCAATAGAACGCCGCCGAGTAACACGCCGAGGGTCACTCCGAGCAGGACGCCAAAGAAAGTTTTCATGGGATTCCTCCTGAAAGGGGTTAACTACTAAAATATAGTCTGAGGCGGCGATTTACACAATAGGATTCCGATGGCCAGGAGATATTCACGCCAGCAAGTAAAGAAGCTGATGGAAAAGGTCTGCTATTTCTGCGGCGAGGACGACTACAACCTCCTCGACGTTCACCGAATCCTCGAAGGGGCGAACGGCGGCACCTACCACGACCGCAACACGGTTTGCGTCTGCTCGAAGTGCCACCGCAAAATCCATTCGGGCCGCATCGTCATTCACGGGAAATATATGTCCACCGGGAAGAAGTTATGGGTGCTGCATTTTACGGAGGACGGCGAGGAGAAGTGGTCATAAGTGGCTTACATAGAACATGAAGAAGTTCGGTCGGCTCGAACAGTTTGCGCACCTTTTCACGTTCTGGACCGGGACGACCTGGGCATTCTTCATGGCCCTGTTGGTCGTCTTGGTTTGGCTGGTCACCGGACCCTATTTCGAGTTCTCCGACACCTGGCAGTTAGTCATAAACACCGGCACCACGATAATAACCTTCCTTATGGTATTTCTTATTCAGCGAACGATGAACAAGGAGATGCAGGCCGTCCAGTTAAAGTTGAACGAACTGATCGCGGCAATGGAGGGTGCCAGCAACCGCTTGATAAATGTCGAGGACTTGAGCGAGGACGATGTGCGGCGGTTGCACCAGCGCTACCGGCGGTTGGCCACGAAGTCCCTGGTCGATGACAAGCGGACCAACTCCCACTCGATTGAGGAGGAGGATGATGACTGAAGATTTGGCCCACGGGGGCTAAATAAATTGGAGGCAGTATGGCTCGATTCAGAACGTTTAGAGAATGGTTGAAGATCAGGTTAGAAGGAGATGTCCCTGGGGGTACAAGCGTGCCCACCAAGGCCAGCCCCAACATGGACCTCGCCTCCAAGGCGGTCACCCAGGCCACCACCGATATTGCCACAACCAAGAAGGTAGCCCCTAACGATCTAACCTCGACCCCGGCGGGCCAGGCCGAGATCATGAAGAAGGCCCAGGACACGGCCAAGAAGATAAACCCCGCCGCGACACCCAACGTGGCAGACATGGCCACGGTCGTGAGCGGTGACGATAAGAAGGCCGCGATGAGGAAGCGATGATGACGTTCGGCCAATTCCTGGTGGAGATGGAAAAACGTCTGGTGCTGTTTGGTATTGAAGCTGCCAAGGCCAAGAAGGGCGGCGGCACCAAGCAGAGCGGCGGCGACCGGGCCTCGCCCACGCGCATGATGGCTCGACCCAACCTCAAAGTCGTCAATCCTGCCAGCATCTACGACGGGATGCCGGTGACAGCCAGATTCGACAAGCCGCCCAGCAACGTTGTGGCGAAGCGATGAATTACACCCTTTATAACAAACGACTGAAGCGCCGCCTGACTCACCCGGCGGTGGGCCTGTGGTTTACCCCCAAATTTCAGGATGCCGTGGACATGCTCCGGGCTTGCAAAGAGTATGTTCGCACCTTGGGTGCCCAGGAGGACGACTTTGTAATTGTCGAGGTCGAGACGATGCAAGAGGTTAACGACAGTTGTAGTTGATGGTAACTTCGCCGGTGTGCGCCCACGGCTCGTCGTTTTTCATCCACCTTTCCACCAAATCCCAATCATTGGGGAAGGTGTGGTTCTCGGTGGTGGTGGGGTCGGCACGCCAGCCGCCGTATTTGCCGATCAGTCCCCGGCGGTGCATAATCTCGGACGTGTCGATGGCCGCGAATCGCGGAGGCCCCAGATCGAGCCGCACCCACGCCTTGGCCCCACCCCTGAACACGTTGGTGCCGGTATAAGCAAATTGCACATTCTTCTCGGTCAGGGTCTTGTAGAGCAGTTCCAGGTGGTTGGGTTCCCACCAGTTGTCGTCGTCGAGGTACGCTATAAGGTCTATTTCACTGTTGAGGATGCAGAAGTTGCGACCACCCCACCCGCCCCCTTGCATATTGATTGGCAGCGCGAAGTACCGGAAGCGGCAATCCTTGGCGATAATGTGTTGAGCGAGCTTTCGGGTTTGTTCGCACTGGCCACACTCCAAACACGCCCTCTGGGTGCTGTAGGGGTGCAGGCAGGCGGCTTCGCGGCAGCCGTCCTTCACGATCCAGCACTCGAAATCGTTGTGGGTCTGCCAGCGCACCGACTCCACGGCCCGCACCAGGGAATCCGGTCTATGGTAGGTGGGAAGGCAAATCAGTATTTTCTCACTCATTCAGAACCCCGTAAATCAAATTGTCCACCCATTGTCCCGCTCGCCAGACGGCCTGTCGTTGAAAACCCTCCTTTGTAAATCCGGCGGCTTCCGCGCACCGTTGGGACACCTTGTTGGTGGTCAGAATTTGTGCGTTCAGCCGGTGCAGATTCAGAATCCGAAACGCGAACTCCTTCCCCGCTAACACGAGCTTCTTGCCCAGCCCTCGGCCACGGTGGTCTTTATAAATGTCCCAACCGACCTCGGCACCACGATTCTGCCAGTCAATGTTTTGAAACTTGAACACCCCAACGTTATTCTCTCCCTCCGACCCGACGAGGACGAGGTTCCGGGGCGTGTGTACGTCTTCTTCGCCCAGGGATCGGAACCACTTTTCCTGGGTGCAGGTATTGGCGACCGTAATTCGATGGGTGCCAAACCAGCTTTCATTCTTCAGGTTCAACAGGTCGATCAGGTCGCTGTCCTCCATCCTTCGGAATGAAATGCCGTTTTCATGGCAGAATAAAGGGTGTATCATCACCATCCTCGTTGGATGCAGTCCACGATGCGCTCGCGGTCTTCGGGAGTGACCCACCAGCCGCAGGGCAGGCAAATCATCTCCTTGGCGAGCGTGTCGAGGTTGGGAAGCTGGCATCGGTATTGCTTCAAACAATCGTGTTTATCGTTGCGGTCGTGGACCTGACTGACCATAATGTTGTTCTCGGTCATCTTGCGCACGAAATCCGCCCGGTTTTCGACACGCAGCGAGTATATCCAGTACGAGGATTCGCGGTCCTCGGCGTCTTCCATGAGGGTCACTCCCGGTATTTCAGCCAGGGTTTTATTGTAGTACCGCCCGTTCTCCCGGTTGATCTTGAGCAACGCCCCGATGTGGGGATAATTCCCCAGCCCGATGGTCGCGGCGATGTTATTCATGTGGAACTTAAAGCCCCATTCTTTAATGTTCTGCTGGCATCGAAAGTCGGCGGTGGCATTGCGGTCCAAACCGTACCATCGCAACAGCTTGGTCCTTTGGTGGTCGGCCTCGTTGGGCGACAAAAGGCAGCCGCCGTCCCCGGTGGTCAGGTGTTTGATGGCCTGGAAGCTGAATACCGCCGCGTTGCCGTGGGTGCCGAGCAGTCGTCCTTGGTAGGTTGCCCCCCAGGCGTGGGCACAGTCCTCAATCACCGGCGGTGACCACCCGTAGAGGAGATAGCAGTTGTTCTGGATTTCCTTGATGCGTTCCAAGTCGCAGGCATAACCGCCCCAATGGACCACCATGATGGCGGCGGTCTTATGGGTGATCTTGCGGGCCAGGTCGTCCGTGTCAACGTTGCACGTTCGGGGGTTGACATCGACCCAACGTAGCCGCAGGTTCTCTGCGGTGATGGCGAAGTTGGTGGCCGTACAGGTGAGCGGGGTTGTCAGCACTTCCGAGTCAGCCGGTAGCCCCTGGCCTTTCGCCATATGCACGGCGAGTTGAAGGCCCGATGTCGCACTATTGACGGTATTCACCCAGGGGTGGCCGAAATGCTTGCGTAGGACTTCCTCGAAGTCTTCCACCTGATCGCCCTGGCCGATGAAACCGCTAAGCAGGGTCTTGCCTACCGCTTCCGGCACGTTGTCGTGCATGAAAACCTTGAACAGTTCGATCTTTTTCATTATTCCCCTTGATAATATGTCCCGGCCTGGATGTACTTCCTGTAGAGATTGCAGTAGTCGGGGTGTTGATAGATTTTCGCCTCGATCTCCTTGGCGTATCGTCGGAAGGTGGCGATGCGGCTCCTTTTGCCCGACTCGGAGTCCCAACTCATGGTGCCGAAGTGGATGAGCAGGTCCGGGTCGAGTGCGGCGAATTTGCGGTTATCCTGGCACAACTGGTAATACATCCAGGCCCCCATTTCCATCGTCATGTATTCGTAGGTGGCATTCTGGTCCGGCGGCTCGGCCAGGGCGTCGTGTTCCCGGTAATACTGGAGGAACTGCTCGACGTTTACTTTCTCGTGGAGCTTGAAGGGCGGGGTCGGAATATGCCAGCCGCACCACGTTGTCCCGGTCTTTTCCAGCCACTTGCGGCGACACACCAGGAAGGTACAGAGCAGGTGGGGGACACGCAGGATTGGTTTGTCCTTGTGGGTGGACGAGTCGCACTTGGCGCACAATAACCGTGGGGCGTAGGCAATGGCTACGTCGTCGTCGCCGTAGAATTTGTCCTCGACTTCCCGCAGCCAGTTGTCCTTCATGATGATGATGTCATCGTGCATCAGCAGGTAGGCGTCGGTGTGGACCCAGGGGATGGCCATTTCCACCGCCTCCGGGTGGCCGATGCGGCTCCACGCCCGGATGACCGAAATGGGCATGTCCTTCTTCACCTGGGGCCGGTCGGCGTGATACCATTTCATATCGCGCAGTTCTTCGAGGAATTGCTGCTTCAAGTTGCAAGGGTTTTCGTCGCCGGTGCGTGCGTCGGGGCCGTTGATGCAAACCATGAAATGTTCCAGCAAGTCATTGGGTTTGGTTCGCAGCAGCAGACTGAAGACCGACCAGAGCAGGCATTCAATCGGGCCGGCGGCGGTGGGGATGATCGCCGTGATCTTTCCGGGCAGGGCGGTCGTCTCCACGCATTCGTCGCGTTCATAAACCATGTGCGGGTGCATTATTTGCTCCTTCTATAATGCCGGTGAGTCGTTCATAATAGAGCCTGTGATCGGCAAAAATCTCGCAGGGCAAAACCTGACCCCGCCACTCTGGCCACGATGACGGCAGGAAGACCTCGCGGAAGTTTCTGGGGTCCAGGTACAGTTGTACCGGCACGAGCAGGTCGGCATTGTTGGTGTGGTAGTACCAGGCGCACACGCCATAACTGTAAAACGGCATCCGATACTTGTTCCCGAAGTCCTTCATTTTGACGCCGGCCTCGTGGAATGCCTTGGAGAAGGTTTCCTGATCCCTGTGCGGTATGTGTCCGTATTTGTCCCAGACCTGCTGGAAGGCCCAAGCAGGCACCACCCCGTTCGACACCGAGGCCAGGGCCGGCTCGACGCGACCGCACCAGTAGCCAACACTGGTGTCACTAAGATACTTCTCAAGGATGCGGTCGAAGTCATCCTTCACGAACACATAGTCGTCCTCAACGAGAATGTAAGCGTCGAAGGCATCACGGTAACGCTCGAAAACCCACTGGTACGGGCCGTAGGATGCCCCGGTGTTTTCGGTTTCCATGACCACAACCGGGGTTTGCCGAATTTGAGCAGGCCATTCATTTAGAAACGCCCGAAATTCGGGCGGCTCCTCCAGGTTTTTCGGTATGCAAAGGGTGATTTGTGCCAGGTTGTGCCGTAGCTCCCACAGCCGCATCAACTGTACGCGCAGGTAGAGGGAACGGTCGGCGTTGTAAAGGTCGGCCCCGCCCCGCCGCCACCCCGACCAACACGGGCAGACGTAGTTAAGTTTCATTGCCCAGGTTCTCCTTCCAGGCTTCCTCCAACGCTCGCATTGCCTGATGCGGGTCCGAGTTTATCTTGGTCGTCCCTCCGACAAGGTGGTACAGAAGCCGCTCCCTTGGCAATTTGTCTCGCAGCCCGAAGTTGGTGCGATAGAGATTGCTGTAGTAGTTGTGCCAGTCCACCGTTTGGAACGAGAGCCACCGCCAGTCGTTCTGTTGACACCACAGCCAGAGGTTACAGGTGGTGTCGTAGGTGCCCTTTGGGTTGGGGAATTTAAGCCAGTGTTCCTTGAGGGGGCCGGGGACAAGATACTTGCCATCGGGCATGTCGAAGTAGGTAACTTCCTCCCCTTCCTTGCCCGGCAGGCGAATCGGTTGGCTGCCGGCCAGGAACTCCGGTCCTGGTAAGCGCGATTTTCGCAACAGCATACAGTATGGGCAGGGGAAAAAGGTCTGAACCAGCAGGGGCGGTTTGTGGGTGCTTACGCCAACTGCGAAAAGGTTATGTTTCTCCATCAGACGAAGATATATTTCGTCCGTGGCAGCACAAAAGAACAGGTCCGGGTCCGTTACCAGCACATGATCGTTGGCGGCTTGTTGGAGGGCGTAATGCAATCCCAGAGCATGGAGCCTGGACGGCAAGCGCTCCTGGGGCGGTGTGGTGAACTCCAGCCCCGTCCCCACGCACTTGACTGTGATCTTTCCCAACGTTTTCTGCCAACCCTCGCCTTCCTCCAGGTCATTTTGGGCAAGGATCACTTCGGTTGTATGCCTGGTATACCGAGCGATGCTCTCCAAGAATATCTCCTCGAAGGGCTTCAAAACCTTCAGGACAACCGCACATATTGTTATCATTTTTTTTGGTATCCTCGTAAAGTCGCTGATAGTCGTGTATCTTTGCCGCTTGCTGATAGCCGTTTGTCAGGTGGTAGAGAAACGGTTCGTTGGGCATCTTGTCCATCACCTTGAAGCTGCCCCGGCATATCCGCTTGTTGTAAGTGTGGTGGTCCAGTGTTTGGAAGGCAAGCCACCGGCTCCCCTGTTCTTGGGTCCAAAGCCAGAGGTTGCAGCCGATGTCAAAGATGGCCGTTTTTTTAGTGTTGGGGAAACGGTGGCGATATTGGAGGAGACACCCCTGGAGCAACCAGTAGCCGTCCATCGCCACCCACTGGTCCGGCGTGGATAGCTCCCACCCCGCGTATATGTCCTCCCAGCAAGGCTTGGCGAACAACTTGCCTTTCAGCCAGTCGTCGGGAGGCAGAGACTTCCGTTTCGCCATCATGCTGATGACCGTGGGGAAATAGAGGTAACAAAAGTCCAGGGCCATGTAGTGGGAGACGCCGACGAAATTTAGCGAGTAATTCTGGATGAGGTCGTAGTAAAACTGGTCCACTGCCGAGTACCAGAAGGTATCGAGGTCTTGGAAAAGGACGTATTCCTGGGTGGCGTGCTTGATCGCTGTGTGTAGGCCGATGGCTTGACCAAACTCCCTGGCGATGGGCGACAACTCCGGGTGCCGTCTTTCCAGGCAATGGCCGACCCGCTTTACAGTTATGGACCTACCTGTTGCGGTTTTAATGCCATATTCGTGGTCACAATCGTCCTTGTCTAGCTGGACCAGGACCACTTCGCTCACGAGGGTGCTGCGGGTGGTGAGGAAGTCGAACAGGATACGCTCGTAAACTCCGAAGAAATCATAGGTAACGGTGCAAAGGGTTATCATTTGTCATGGCTCTCCTTATACGCGGCCTCAAAGGTCCGGTAGGCGTCTTGCAGGGCGCGGGCGCAGTTCGTTTGGTGATATATCAGTCTTTGGCGGGCGATCCTTTCGTCCAGCTTAAAGTTGCTGCGGTGAACGTTGGTGGTGTACACATGGGTGTCCAGGGTGGGGAAGGACAGCCACCTGCCCTGGTGGTTCTCATTCCACAGCCAGAGGTTGCAGCCGATGTCGAACCAGCAGTCGGGGGCCTTGTTCGGGAAGAAGGCTTGCCACTCTGGCACTACGCCGGGGAGGAGGAAACTGCCGTCCCCGTTGTCTAGCTTCGGTGGTTCGCCCATCGTTCGCATGAGAAAGCGGCCACGTTTGAGTAGTCCTTTGCCCCAATCCGGTGGGGGCATGGCGGATTTGCGCATGAGGAGGTTTATGGCGCAGGGGAAGAACAGCATGGCCTCGCCCAGCGCGTTGTGGTGGGCGACCCCGACGACATCTAAGGAGTGGCGCTGGTGGAGGTCAAGATACAGGTCGTCAACGGCACCGTAGAAGAACACGTCTGGGTCGCAAAGTAGCACGAAGTCGTTGGCGGCGCGGTCGATGCAAGCGTGCAAGCCGAGGGCGTGACCCAACTGCCCGCCAACCAGATTCTCGACATAATGTCCGAACTTCCTCACCCGAATCCGGCCCGCTAGGGTTTCGTCGCCTCCCCAATTGCCCTGGGTGTCGATCTTGGCGACCAACACTTCCGAGATGTGTTTGGTTCTCCGCACCACTGAATCTACCAGGAGGTCGGTGAACGGTTCGATGCCGTCGAGGACCACGGTGCAAAGCGTTATCATCGGTATTTCTCGAACAGGGGGCCGTAGGCGGGGTGGGCGGCGATTTGCGATTCCAGTGGTCCCAATATTTCCTGCTTGGTGTCGAGGATTTCTTGAAAACGTTTGAGATGGACCCTGCTGGCCCCTCCCAGGTGTTCCACGATGTCCGGGTCCAGGGCAACGGTGTCGAAGCCATTCTGGCATGACTGGTAGTAAACCCAGGCCCCCATGCCCATGTTAAGGAAGTTGTACGGGTCGCTGGTTTGCGGCGGGTTCAATAGCAGGCCCTTGTCCCCGTAGTAGCGACTGAATTCGTCCAAGTCACCCACTTCGTCCCCAAGGTCGAATTGGATCGGGTTCTGTGGGCTGCCGAGGTTGTAATGGTTCCAGTGGGCGCGGGCCTGGTGGACGCAAGACTTGCGGGCCACCAGGAAATAAGTGTAGGGGTGCGGCACCCGCAGCATGTACAGGCCGTGGGCGATGCAGTGGTCGCAGTGGGCGAACAACAATTCGGGGCTGCCGTAGGCCAGGGCCGCGTTTTTATTGGGCAGGAACTTCTTCTTGATTTCCTCCTCCCACTGCTGGGTCATGATAATTGTGTCGTCGTGCAGCAATAAATAACAGTCGGTGTGTATCCACGGCATAGCCATTTCTACCGCCTCGTCGTGACCGACCCGGCTCCACGCCCGGATCACGGTGATCGGCATGTCGCGCTTATTCTGCGGGTTGTCAGTTGTGTACCACTGCATCTGCCGCAGTTCTTCCAAGAACGCCTGCTTGCGGTCTTGAAGGGCGGGGTCGCCCGTTCGTTTGTCGGGGCCGTTAACGCAGACCACAAAATGCTCCATGAGGTCATTGGGGGTAGACCGCAGCAGGAGCGAGAATATCGACCACATAAGGCACCGGATGGGTGCTGGGCCGGTGGGAATGACGGCAGTGATTCGGTTGCCGAGATGGGTAAGTTCGATTACCTCGTCTATGGAGAGCGCCATGTGTTTGTGCATCGTTACTCCTTTAATTCGCCTCCGTCAAGAAAATAGTAATATGTCATATAATTCTACCGGGAACGGCTATAGCCTGTTGGTGTGTTGCGAGGGTTCCCGCCACCACGATTGGATGTCCTTCGCGGCCTGGTATTCGCTCAGCCGCAACCTCCCCGATGCCGCCTGTGCGGTGTTGGCCACACGGACGGCAACCGGCGACTATTTCTCCTGGGTACAAGCCGCCCGCGTGGCGTTTCGCTACCACGCGGATCAGGGCGGGGATCGCAAAGCGTGGATGTCCAAGTTGGCTCTCCATCTGGGTCTGGTGAAATTGCCCCTGTTCGTCGTTGACCCGGACGTTCTTGCCGTCCGAGAACTCCCCCAGGAGGTAGCGACCTGGCAAGACTGTCAAGACCCCGCCTGCAAGGTCTGGCTGCTGAAAAACAGTATGGACAAACCTCAAAAGGTCGAATCCCGTCTGTGTTCTTCGGCCCAGGCCGACGATTTCTCGATATTCGCCAGCTACGAAGAACGCTGGGGTAAGTTTGTTACGCGCGCCTGCATAAATAGGGAAGACTATCCGTTCCGCAGGGTTGAAAGGTTTCAGGGTGAGGAAATGTCACTGAATGAACTCAGGATATTTGAGTTGTGGACCCGGATGGACCGCCTATTTACCGCTTTTGCGAGAGGTTAAACATGCCAAGATGGAATTATGATGACGACGAGCAGGAGAACGTGGACCGCTTTTTCGGTGACATGGAGGAGGAAGAAGAAGTCGAGCAGTACATTTCCGAGGAGGAGTACGAGGAGCTAGTCGCCAAGGCCAGTCACGCCCAGGAGGTCCAGTTGGAGTTGGTCGAGCAAGAAATGAACCAACGCCTCCTGGCCGACGCGGTGGCGTTTGCCAAGAAGTCCTGGCGGTGGTTTTTCCTTTCCCATAAGGCCCGCCTCAAGGAAGTCGCCCGTACTTACCGCTACTTCCAGAAGTTGACGGACTGCAAAGGTAAAAGGCAGGAGTAGCCCTCTATTATAACACAAGGAGGGTTTATGCCTTTTTACGACTTTGAGTGCCGCAAGTGTCATCTCGTGTTTGAGGAGATGTGCCCCTACGACGAGGCCGATAAATACCCCACTGTCTCCTGCCCAAAGTGTGGGTCGAAGAAGAAAAGTCGGGTGTTCACGTCCTGCAATATAAATGTGAAATTCACCAACCCGAAAGACAGCAGCAAATGGGACAACTTCAGTTATCGTGCGGGTTATAATATGGAGAAGGCGCAGAACGAGCGCCGTGCTGCCGAGGAAGCCTCCCGCATGGGCGGAAGCCCGTACAGCAATATAGATGACCTGAGCGGTGGCGATAAATTCGGTGAAGTGAAGTGATCGTGGATTTTACACGGCCACCCGGCGAGTGGCCCATTGACCTTGCGCACAATGCGTTCCTTTTCGGCAGCGTGCTGGCCCGGAAGCCGCACGACGTTTTGGAATTGGGGATCGGGCTGGGCTATGTCACCCGCGTGGTCCTGGCGGCGTTGAAATATAACGGGCGTGGCCGGTTGGTGTGCGTGGAGAACTGGAGCGGCTGGGGTGGGCGGGAGCATGAAGTTGCCGACCTCCTTCGCAAGCTGGGTGCCGAGATCGTGGTGGGGGATGAGCGGGTGTACGTCGAGGGCTGCCCGGATGACAGCTACGACCTGTTGATTTCCGACGCCGACCACGACAACAGCCACCTGTGGCTGGAAGGTTACCTGCGGATTACCCGGCACGACGGTTTTATGTTTTTCCACGACACCAACAATATATGGCCGGGCCTGCGTGCCATCGAGGATAGAATAAAGCACATGCCATATTTCCACTTCAAGGAAAGCACGAGGCCCGACGAGGAGTGTGAGCGTGGCTGGTTGTTCGTCGTGAACAAGAAATATTGAAAATTTCGATATTCCCCCTTGCACCGAAATATGTCGCCAATTATATTGCAGTAGACATTGGGGCATCCGAGTCAGAGGGCTACGCATGGAACAAACTCTGGAGAGGAATATGAACTACCTGGATAAAGTCGCTTCGCAATACGACCGGGAATCATTCTTGCGGCTCAACGAGGAGATGAGCTTTGCCGAGTACCTGGCCAAGTGCTATGAAAACCCCCGCATTTGCCGATCCGCGTACCAACGGCTGTACGACATGATTATGTCGGCGGGGTCATTCGAGTTCGAGAA